GATGCCATATAAAGACCCTGAACAACGCAAGGCGTACCATAAAGAACAAAGTCGCAAGTATTATTTAGCGAACAAAGAAAAGATAATAGCTATCTCTAAAGCAAACAGAGCGATTGGAAAAGCTAGGTGGGATACATTTAAACGTACACTTAAATGTACAAAATGCGGGTTTAACCATCCAGCAGCCCTAGACTTTCACCACGTTGACCCAAGCGAAAAAGAGAACTTAGTTAGTAAATTAGTAAGCAATGGATGCTTTGCTGCAGCCATGGAAGAAGTTCAGAAGTGCATTGTTTTATGTGCTAATTGTCATAGGGTTCACCACTACGAAGAAAATTCTGTTAAGATACAACCATTAACAACCAACCAGCTGCCAGAACATGCCGGTCAACGTTGAACCAACAGACGAATACAAAACCCCCAAAAGGGTTAAAACTGCCACGCCTACTAGGTCACATTCAGACACTTTAAGAGCTAAGGCTAATACTGCGCTACTCCTTCGGGAGCTTGGTGGGCCTAGTGACGTTACGCCTGAAGAAGATGCGCAAGCTAAAAAGCTTTTTGAGCAGGTAGATGGGCAAGACCCCTCCAAAGAAGTGCAAAAACAACAAGAAGTAATGACGTCTCAACCTGGGATAGCTTTGGCTTTAGGCGGATATATTACGCATTACGACCAACAAGTGATTGCAGATAAAGTACAGCTTAGAAACATTGCCATAAACCGGTTGTTGGAGATGAGTAAAGACGATGACCAGAAAATTGCCATTAAAGCAGTCGAATTAATAGGAAAAGCATCGGATTTGTTCACCGAGCACCAAGAAATAACCATTACACACAAGAACTCTGTGGAGCTGCAAGAGGCTATTAGAGAGAGAATTAAGCAATTAATGGACATGAACACAATAGATGTCACTCCTAAGTCCGAAAAGCTTGCAAATTCATTAGATGTAGAAGCAAAAGACGTCGATGAGTAAGCTTTCTGTTGAAGAACTTCAATCTTTGGAGCAAAATTTAACAAAACTGACCCCAACTCAGTTAAGACAACTCTTAGAACAGCTAGATACAGCAGTAGAAGCAAAGCAACAAGAGAATTGTCAAGAAAATTTCATGGATTTTGTGCATAAAGTGTGGCCAAACTTTATTGACGGCGCACATCACAAGGAAATGGCCTCAGCCTTCGAAAGGGTAGCCCGTGGTGAATGTAAACGTCTTATTATTAATATGCCTCCTCGTCATACCAAGTCTGAATTTGCTTCTTACTTGTTACCTGCTTGGTTCCTTGGAAAATTCCCTAAGAAGAAAATCATTGAGACGGCTCATACGGCGGAGCTTGCGGTTGGCTTCGGACGTAAAGTCCGTAATTTGGTGGATTCCGACGTTTATAAGTCTATCTTCCCGGGAGTTGGACTGCAAAGTGACTCTAAAGCTGCTGGGCGCTGGGCAACTAACCAGGGGGGAGACTATTTTGCTATCGGTGTGGGAGGCGCAGTTACGGGTAAGGGCGCAGATATTCTCATTATTGACGACCCGCACTCAGAACAAGAAGCAGCCTTAAGCGAGAATAACCCAGAGATTTACGACAAAACATACGAGTGGTATACATCAGGCCCACGTCAGCGTCTACAACCTGGTGGTTCAATTATCATGGTGATGACAAGATGGTCCAAAAAGGACCTTACAGGGCAGGTTTTAAAGTCAGCGATGCAAAGAAGTGGCGAGCAATGGGAAGTTATTGAATTTCCTGCAATTTTACCTGACGACGAGCCTCTTTGGCCACAGTTTTGGAAGTTAGAAGAGCTATTAGCACTAAAAAATGAATTGCCTAATGGTAAATGGATGGCGCAGTACATGCAGCAGCCAACCTCAGATGTCTCCGCTATTATTAAAAGAGAGTGGTGGAAAGAATGGGAACACGAAGATCCGCCCTATTGTGAGTTTTTGATTCAATCATGGGATACTGCATTTTTAAAGACACAACGTTCAGACTATTCTGCATGCACTACATGGGGTGTTTTTTATCGCCCAAACGACCGAGGCGTTGACGTAGCTAACATAATTTTGCTAAATTCCTTTAAAAGGCGTATGGAATTTCCCGAATTAAAGCAAACTGCGTTTGAACATTACAAAGAATGGGAGCCAGATTCTATTATTGTTGAAGCAAAAGCTTCCGGGGCACCACTTGTTTTTGAGTTGCGAGCAATGGGTATTCCAGTACAAGAGTACACTCCAAGCAAAGGTAATGATAAAATAGCTAGATTAAATGCTTGCGCAGATCTTTTTGCGTCTGGCAGGGTGTGGGTGCCTTGTACAGCTTGGGCAGAAGAATTAGTAGAAGAGGTAGCAAGTTTCCCTTCGGGCGAGCATGATGACTTAGTAGACTCAATGAGTCAAGCGTTATTACGTTTTCGTAGGGGCGGTTTTGTGCAGTTAGATTCTGATGAGCAAGACGAGCCAAAGATGTTTAAGTCAAAGCGCAATCAGGGTTACTATAACGTATAGGTTAAAACATGGCAATAGATAAAGCACTTTCGCAAGCCCCGATGGGTTTAGGCGCAATCAATATGAGCGACGTGGAAAACACCGAGCCTGATTTAGAGATTACGATTGAAAACCCAGAAAGTGTAGAACTTGGCATTGATGGACAACCCATACTTAGAATAGAAAAAAGTGAAGACGAAGAAGGCTTTGATGACAACCTCGCCGAGTACTTAGACGACGACACACTTACACAACTAGCTAGCAACATTATTGGTGATGTTGAGGACGACATGTCCGCTAGAAAAGATTGGATGCAGACTTATGTAGATGGTTTGCAGCTTTTGGGTATGAAGATAGAGGATCGTATGGAACCATGGCCTGGTGCCTGTGGCGTATATCATCCGTTGTTATCTGAGACCCTTGTGAAGTTCCAAGCAGAGACCATCATGGAGATTTTTCCAGCGCAAGGTCCTGTTAAAACCCAAGTAGTAGGAAAAGAAACTCCCGAGAAAAAACTCTCCGCCGAGCGTGTAGCAGACGACATGAACTACCAGCTTACTGAGAAAATGGAAGAGTTTCGCCCTGAGACTGAGCGCATGTTGTGGGGCTTAGGCTTATCAGGTAATGCGTTTAAAAAGGTCTACTACGACCCAAGCATTGAGCGTCAAGTTAGTATGTTCGTGCCGGCTGAGGACTTAATTGTCCCTTATGGTGCGTCTAGTTTAGAGCAAGCCCCCCGTGTCGCACATGTGATGCGCAAGACCGAGAATGAAGTTCGCAAGTTGCAAGTAGCAGGCTTTTGGTTAGATGTTGACCTTGGTGAGCCTGTTGACAGCTTTGATGAAGTAGAAAAGAAGATTGCCGAGAAGATGGGCTTTAGAGCCACTACGGATGATCGTTACAAAATCTTAGAAGTACAAGTTGACCTTGACCTAGAAGGGTATGAGGACAAAGACGAGAACGGCGAGCCTACGGGTATTGCCTTGCCATATATTGTGACTATCGAGAAATCTGGTCAACAAGTCTTGGCAATTCGTCGTAACTGGAGACCTGAAGATGATAATAAAAAGAAGCGTAATCACTTTGTTCACTATGGCTATATACCCGGTTTTGGGTTCTATTGTTTTGGTCTTATTCATCTTATCGGTGCATTTGCTAAATCAGGCACTTCCATCCTCCGCCAATTGGTTGATGCTGGATCGCTTAGCAACTTGCCAGGTGGCTTTAAGACCCGTGGCTTGCGAGTCAAAGGTGATGATACCCCTATCGCCCCCGGCGAATTTAGAGACGTTGATGTGCCGTCCGGGTCCATTCGGGACAATATTGTTCCCTTGCCTTACAAAGAACCGTCAATGGTTCTTGCAGGTCTCTTAGATAAAATTATTGAAGAAGGTCGTCGCTTTGCATCCGCAGCGGATTTAAACATAAGCGACATGAGCGCTCAAGCTCCCGTAGGTACAACGCTAGCAATTCTAGAACGTACCCTCAAAGTCATGTCCGCAGTACAAGCTCGCATCCACTATTCATTTAAGAAGGAGCTCTGTCTCCTGCGTGACATTATTCGTGATTACACCCCCGATGAGTATAGTTATGAGCCAGTTGAAGGCCCACGCCGTGCAAAACAAGCCGACTATGACAACGTTGATGTAATACCAGTAAGTGATCCAAATGCCGCCACAATGGCACAAAAAGTCACTCAGTATCAAGCAGCACTGCAGTTAGCTCAAGGAGCACCACAGCTCTATAACCTCCCTTACCTCCATCGCCAGATGTTGGACGTACTAGGAATTAAAAACGCTAATAAGCTAGTTAAGCTGCCAGAAGATCAAAAACCAGAAGACCCCATCACAGAAAACCAAAACGTTCTGATGATGAAACCAGTCAAAGCGTTTTTGTATCAAGACCATCAGGCCCATATTGCTGTCCATCAATCAGCAATGCAAGATCCAAAAATCTTAAAGCTAGTAGGTCAAAACCCAAATGCCCAAGCGATGATGTCTGCGATGCAAGCCCATATTAATGAGCACATTGCGTACGAATACCGCAAGCAAATGGAAGAGCAAATGGGAGTTACTTTACCGTTCCACCCAGACGAGGAAGATGCAGATCAACGGGAAATTCCACAAGAAATGGAAATCAAAATCTCCCAACTCGCCGCTCAAGCTTCACAAGTTATTCTTCAAAGAGACAAAACAGAAATGGCCGCTCAGCAAGCACAACAAGCTGCGCAAGATCCGATTATCCAAATGCAAATGCAAGAACTTAAGATCAAGCAGATGGAAGTTGATATCAAGAACCGTAAGCTTGCCGCAGATTCAGCAGCTAAAGCCGACCAGCTTGAAATTGAAAAGCAACGCATTGAATCACAAGAGAAAATTGCAGGCATGAACGCTACCCTTAAGTCTCAAAAAGACCGAGAAGATCGCATGGCTAAGCAAGAAGAAGCAGGAGCAAGACTAGGTGTCGACCTTGCAAAAACAAAACAGCAAATAGATCACCAAAAAGAACAGGCGTTCCATAATCGCCAATCTCAACAACAAAACCAATCACAAAAACCTCAGAAAGGGAATAAATGATTGAAAAGTATCTTGATCGTGTAGTCAAACAACTAGACGAGAAAGTAGTACGGCTACAGGAAGCCGTTGGTGCCGGAGCAGCAAAAGATTTTTCCGAGTACCAAAAGATGTGCGGAGAAGTGCAAGGTCTATTAACCGCTCGTCTATATATAACAGACCTTAGAAAAAACCTGGAGTCAGCAGATGACGATTGATAATTTAACCGGCTCAAACCCCGGCATGAATTTGTCACAAGCAGTAGATTTAACAGCATTACTACATAAAACAGAAGAAGAGAAAGGCAAACAGCTCCCTAAACCGTCTGGATATAGGATTCTTTGCGCTATCCCAGAGCAAGAAAAAGAGTTCGAAGGCGGAATTCTTAAACCTGAAGAAACTGTAAGACATGATGAACTTTTAACCACAGTGCTATTTGTAGTGGATTTAGGTCCAGATTGTTATAAAGACACAGAACGATACCCCAACGGGCCTTGGTGTAAAAAAGGCGATTTCATTCTAGTGCGACCAAATGCAGGAACCCGCTTAGTTATTCACGGACGAGAGTTCAGAATTATTAATGACGATTCTGTAGAAGCCACAGTAGATGACCCCCGTGGTATTAAACGTAAAACAGTATAGGAGCTATAAATGAGTCAAGAATTTAAATTCCCTGATGAACAGGACAAGGATTTGCCCGAAGATACTCTAGATATTGAGCTAGAAATTGAGGACGATACCCCCGAAAAAGACAGGAATAAGGAAGCAATTCCTAAAGAAATGGTGGAGAAGTTAGATGCCGCCGACGATGAAGAAGAACTCGATGAGAAGGCCCAGGCCCTACGCTTAAAGCAGTATAAGAAGATTTACCATGATGAGCGTCGTGCTAAAGAAGCTGCTTTTAGAGAGCAACAAGAGGCTATTAACCTAGCTAAGAAGGTCATGGAGGAGAATAAGAAACTCCGTGAACAATACACTGCTGGGGAAAAAACCTACATTGAGACCGTACAAAGCCAAGCCGACCTACAAGTCCAAATGGCGCAACGTGCTTATAAAGAAGCTTTGGAGTCTGGAGATCCAGACCGCATTGTCGACGCCCAAACGGCTCTAAACGAAGCTGGCTACAAAGTACATAAGGCAAAAGACTTTAAACCTAGTACTTTACAAACTGAAGAAAATGATGTACAACTGCAACAAGTGGAGCAACAGCGCCCTAAGATTGATCCAAAAACTCAGTCTTGGTTGGACCAGAATCCATGGTATGGCACTAAAAAAGCCATGTCTAGCTATGCTGTTGGGATACATGAAGAATTATTGGATGAGTACGGACAGACAGTTGTGGGTACTGACCAATACTTTAAGCGTATAGACAGAACTATGCGTGAAAAATTTCCTGAGTACTTTGATACTTTGGAAGACAAGGCAGAGCCAAATGAAGAGGTCCAGAAACCTGCCCCAAAAGCTAAGCCAAGCACAGTAGTAGCTCCGGCGACTAGAAGTACGGCCTCTAAGCAGGTCAAACTTAAAACTTCTCAGCAAGCAATTGCTAAGAAACTAGGACTAACCTCAGAGCAATACGCTCGTGAACTTATGAAATTGGAGGCCCTATAATGGCTAGCAATAATAGAATTACTCGTGAATTAGAAAGTCGTGAAGTAACAGAGCGTCCTAAACAGTGGCAGCTCCCAGAACTACTCCCTGAGCCTGATAAACAGGCTGGCTTTTCTTATCGTTGGATTCGTGTTTCTACGTTAAATGCGGCTGACCCTCGCAATCTTTCTGCAAAACTGAGAGAAGGCTGGGAACCCGTACGTTTAGAAGAACAACCTAAATTTCAACTGTTAGCTGATCCAAATAGTCGTTTTAAAGACAATATTGAGATTGGCGGGTTATTACTCTGCAAAACCCCAACTGAACTCGTAGAGCAACGGAATGCATACTTTGCAAACCAAGCACAGAATCAGACGGAAGCTGTAGATAATAATTTAATGCGCCAAAGCGACCCACGGATGCCTCTCTTTAACGAGAGAAAGTCCACGACGACCTTTGGTTCTGGTTCTTAAATTTAATTAGGAGTTTTTAAATGGCTTATCCTACCGTAGCAGGCCCTTATGGGTTTCAGCCGATCAATTTGATCGGTGGTCAGGTATTTGCTGGTTCAACTCGCTTAATTCCTATCGCTTCAGGCTCCGGCACATCCATTTTTTACGGTGATGTCGTACGTCTAAACACAGGTGGTACACTAAGCAAAGTTTCAACCACAGCTACCGCAACCGACGCAGTTGGTATTTTCTTGGGTTGTCAGTTCACAAACCCAACAACCAAACAATTGTTGCAACAACAGTATTACCCAGCTAGCACAGTGGCTTCTGACATTCAAGCTTTTGTTTTGGATGATCCAGATGCATTGTTCAAAGTTGCTGTAACCGCTGCTGGTACATCAACAATCTCTGGCGTAACACGTGCAGCAGTTGGTCAAAACTCAGCTTTGATTTTGACTGCAGGTAGCACAACCACAGGTGACTCTTTAGCATCTATTTCTGCAACTACAGCTAGTACTTCAACTTTACCAATTCGTATTGTTGACGTAATTCCAGAAACAGTTAATGCATCGGGTTCTTACACTGAAGTTATTGTTAAGTTTAACTTCGGTACCCACACTTACTACAGCGCTACTGGTGTAGCTACTGCAGCCTAATAGGAGCATATAAATGGCTATTTCACGTGCACAACTATTAAAAGAGTTGCTCCCAGGTTTGAACGCTTTGTTTGGACTCGAGTACGCTCGCTATGGCGAAGAACATAAAGAAATCTACGATACAGAGACTTCTGAGCGTTCTTTTGAAGAAGAAACCAAATTGTCTGGCTTTACAGCCGCTCCAGTCAAAAACGAAGGCTCCGCAATTCGTTATGACAACGGCCAAGAAGCATGGACAGCTCGCTACAACCATGAAACAATCGCAATGGGCTTCAGCTTAACTGAAGAAGCTATCGAAGATAACTTGTATGACTCTTTGTCTGCTCGTTATACTAAGGCATTGGCACGTTCCATGGCTTACACAAAGCAAGTTAAAGCTGCTGCTGTTATTAACAACGGTTTCACCAACTCTGCCGCTTATTACGGTGGTGATGGCGTGCCTTTGTTCTCTACAGCACACCCATTGGTTTCTGGCGGTACAAACAGCAACACTCAGTCTACAATGACCGACTTGAATGAAACTTCTTTGGAAGCTGCAGTTATTCAAATCGCTGGTTGGACAGATGAGCGTGGTCTTTTGATCGCTGCTAAACCACGTAAATTGATTGTTCCACCTAACCTCATGTTCGTTGCAACTCGTTTGCTCGAAACTGAATTGCGTGTTGGCACAACCGATAACGATATCAACGCCCTCAAGAACAACGGTTCTGTACCTGAAGGCTACACAGTTAACCACTTCCTAACCGATACAAACGGTTGGTATTTGACTACTGATGTACCTAA